ATCTGAATATATGCCAGCATGTCCTGCATACTTATCGGATTAGGTGCAAATCCGACTGACCGTCTTGAAGAGAGTATATCAAACGCTATGATGTACTCTTGCATCCAGTCATATACAGTAGGCTTCTGGTTTAAGGCTTGAGGTTTAAGACCTTGGTCTTCTAAATCCTCTAAGAATTCCTCCTTATCGCCCCATTCCAGTCGCCACTGGATATATTCGCTTAGGCGTTTCCCTCCTGCTCTTGCTCCTCAGCGCGGAAGTTTTCCAGATCGGTGGAAAACTCTTGCACGAATTCGCGCAGATCGTCGTTGTTCTTCAGAGCCATACGGCACTGGGCCTTGTCGAACTTGACTTCAGAACCCTTGGAATCAATCACACCACGCCAGTCGAGGATGAGGCCCTCAGACATAGCTTGGCAGATGATGTCCTTGCTTTCCACCGGGTCGAGAGTACCCTTTTCAATCTTGCGACGATGAGGGGCTTGCAGGCGAGTCAGCGCACGCTGAAACTTCGGATTGCCGCTGTGTGCAATCTTGAATTCAGAGCCGCCGAACTTCGCCCAGACGCCGTCTTCGGTGGAGGTGTTTTGTTGATCGATGATGATTGCCATGATGTTTTCCTTTTCTGTTAACCCACTGTGCTCTTATTGTCCAACAACCGTATTAAGGATTGTCAAACTTGTCGATCTGAATCATACAAGCTGATGTCGGATCGTAAATGGCGCGCCAAGTGCCTTGGAACACCAAATCTTGGTCGAGACCACCGGCGACCACTTGACCAGATTCGTACTTCACAGCAGGAAGAGTGAAACGGTAGTAGTCACCAGTGGAGTCATTAACTTTGAACGACAACGCAAAAGCGGTGCCGTTAATGAAGCGGTTGTAAGCGGTCAAATCAGCGAAGTAAGCCTCGATGTTGCCGGTGATTTCCAGCTTACCGAGGGCTACCCCCACGTGAGGGAGCGAACCAATTGCGTCTTGAGCACGAAGATTGTTGTTCAGATTCAAGCTCAGGGCTCGAATCACCATGGTAGATGCAACACCGTTTTCCTTGATTTCAATCAGGTCGGTGACGGCATTCATCACGTTTTCGGAGACACCTGGAGAAGCCGTAGTCGTTGCGCCTGCAATCTGAGCAGTGCCAGTCGTCGCACCAAGACCCATGAAGGAGAACGAACCAGTCAGAATTTGACCAGTCTTGAAGTCCAGAGTCAGACCACCGACGCGGCAACCGTTGAAGGTCTGGAATACAGGGGTGTCCAAGTCTTGGAAATGCTTTTGCAAGCTAAACGACTTGAGCGCGGTGCCGTTCTTGATCGAGCTCAGATTGGAAACCGGAGCTGAGAACGAATTGCACAAAGCCGCTTCAATGAAGGCGTCAAACGACAAGAACGACATTTCAAATTGAACGTCGCCCGCAGCATCCGCAGACACACGAACCAAGTCGGTCGTGTTACGATCGGAACGAATTTCATTAGAAACAACGTTCTTGATCGAGTAATTCAGAGATTCACCAGTGTAGCGAATATCTTTGAAGGCCGGCGTCGCTGGAGTGGTACCGAAGGTGACTTCGGGAACATAGCGAAGAGCGGTCCGATTCGATGTACCAAGATTAGGCATGATTTATTCCTCTCGAGAAAATTCAACGGACACGTTCACCTGGTACCAATCTTTGAACACGCCTACTTTTTGCACTTTGGGAACGAGAAAAACTATACCGCCGATACGTTTTGCACGAAACAAAGTGGTGATTGTGTCTGCTAATTCAAGGGCCCTTCCAGAACCAATATCAGGTTTAACGAAAATTTGTACGAACAACACTCCGACATATCGAAACAAGGGGTTTGAGCCCAGAGAAGCTTGAAAACCGTCTGCATTCTGGGTAGATACCCGAATCCATTCGTTGACTGATGAATCATTCATCTCGTCATTTTCGTACTTCACAAGAGTCGAAGCGTAATTGGCCTGAACATATTGTTCGATCGTGGCCTTTTCGCTTACAAAACTCATTTATTTCAATCCTGCCAAAGTTACTCTAACCATCCCTGCTGGGGCTTGTCCTGAATACCCATACTCAAGTTTAACTGAGTAGGGCTGCCCATTGCAAATATACAGTTTGGGGTATTTCGGTAAGCTGGAGATTGACGGCCGATCTGGAGGTGGTAGCGGACTCAATGGATTCGCATCATACAATGGAATCGACTTGAAAACCGGTGCACCTTCATTCAACGTCCAACACGCTCTAGCTCTTCCTGTCCAAACTGGCGTCTTTGCAACGACACCATCAAAAACTTGCTCCGCAAGGTCCTTAGCTTTATCCTTCACCGACTTATCGACGGTTTTCATAAAATCCATCGGATTTACGACCCATCGACTTGTCAATCCCATCAAAACGCTCCTAAAGTACGCTCTGATTCAGTTTCAATTTAAGTAGCATATATGTTACCATTAGCTACTTATTTGAACGCATCCAGAGCGCCCGCCTGAGCGCTACCGACGCAACTGAAGCATAAAAATAATGACCTTACTACCTGCTTGCACTGGATTAACGTTGATCAAATCATACGTCACTCCATTCATCACAACCTTGTCGCTCAAACTTGGAACCGTATCATCGTTGTTAAACATGACAAGTTTCACGTCTGAACTCTTGACTTGTTCGCCATCAATCTCATTGAAAGCAAACTTGTCAACCACCACATCGATAGACTTATCCGTCGTAGCAGTGGATTTAACTCCTGAAGCCGCATTATAAGACGCAACACCTGCGGTCTTCAACGTGGCTTGAATAACCAACGAGCCTAGTTTACCCTTGGCTCCAAGAACCGCACTGTAAATTGTTGAAGCCAAATCACTCATGTTCTCAACAATCCCACAGTGTGGACAGAATTACTTGACACAACGGTGTATTCACCCCATCGAGCAATCATGTCTCGGACCATTTTGGGCAACCCATTCGACTTGACTGTGTCAGAAAAATCGATGGATACAGGGCCTACCTTAACTTTCGACAACTCATTCTCACTAGCTTGGAACCCGCCATTCGACAGCAGACTATAAGCCAGTTCAAACACCGCATTTTTGACGTCCTTTGGCACAATAGAATCGCTGATATACGATTCAAGAATTGTGTCAACGCCGTTGTATCGACCATCTATGTTAGGAACGTACGTACGAGGCCACCGAAGGGCTTGAGTATCGCTCTTAACATACCCCTTCCAAGACACTAGCAGGTCCAGAAGGCGAGTTGATTCGATAAGGACAATTTCCTTATTTGCAGCAGAAGCACTACCCCAAGCGGTACGACCAAAACTCGTAGCGAAATAGGCATCAGCCTCTGCGACAGTAACATAACTGTTCGCAGAAGCTCCACCCAGGGTAGCGTCCAAGGCCATTATTTAGCCTTTGCCTTTGCAGCGGCTTCAGCATCCGCCTTGGCCTTCGCTGCAGCTTCTTCGTCAGCCTTTGCCTTTGCAGCGGCTTCAGCATCCGCCTTGGCCTTCGCTGCAGCATCGGTTTCGGACTTGGCCAAAGAAGGCGCGGCATTCGAATCAGTCGCAGCAGCTGGGGTGTCATCGACCCATTCCAAGGTGCAACCGTAGTAGCCACACAGGATGTTTTCCAGCAGTTTGCCGTCGTCTTCGTTGCGTTCGTGAACACCATCGTTGAACTGGTAACGTCCATTGATGACGGTCGTTTGACCTTCTTGTTCACCTGTAAGTTTGAATCGTGCGATTTTTGCCATGATTGCCTCTTGTTTTGTTGAAACAAGTAAGGGGCCGAAGCCCCTTACACTTAGTTGGTGATGCCAGGTGCTACGGCAACGCCCAACTGTGAGAAGTTGGCAAAGCCGCAGTAGAACTTCACGCGGGTGATTTTTTCATCCGCAGTTTCTTTCGCACCGATGTTCTCGACACGAATACCTGCGTTACCCATCGCAGTCAGACCGGACACCCCGTGCATGCCCGAACCATCGTCGAACGTGCCAGCCACAATGCTGGTACAGATACCAGACGAAGTGCCGACAGTTTGGTTGGTGGGAATGTAGTCGTTCACGAAGATCGGAACACCGCGATACATGGGCACTTGACGGCCGGAAGGCAGGTTCATCACTTCGTTGACCGATGCGCCGCCGAGGGTACGCAACAGGTTGAAGTAGGCGCGGCGGGTACGGAATGGCATCATCAGGTAATCGACCTGACCGTCTTTGTCCTTGACAACGTCGATCAGTTGATCGAGAATGTCGAAGGTCAGTTGCGAAC